CACATCGACCAACTTACCTCATTCCTGTATTCCGCAGAAACCACTCGCTTCTCTATCAATCTTGGCGCAGCCGTTCCTGAACAAGAACATATCAAGGTTCCTCGGCTCACCGCAGCACTTAACGATGAATGGCTAAACTCAAACGCTGACCAAGTATTTAGCTCTGCGCTGACTTGGTCGCGGGTGTTTAACACGACATTCATCAAGCTGGTCTACAACAACGGCATTCACCCCTACATGGTCGAACCGTCATCGGTTGGCGTGTTGCGCGAAGACGTTGCATACACCGACAGACAAGAAGCGTTAGTTCAAACCTATTACATTACCAAATCTGATTTATACAATCGATTGTATTCGCACCCAAAGCGCGAATCGATTGTGAAGCGAATCACAACGAATGTTCACACCAAGACTGAAGACATACCTGAAGGTCTTGACCGCATCATGACTTCCCAAGTCAACCCCACCATTTACGGCAATGTCAACCTAGACCTGTACGGCATGAACCGATACAAGGCACGGGTTGCCGAAGATACCGTCAAGATGTATGAACTGTGGGTTTGGAATGATGAGATTTCTGACTATCAGGTAGTCACGATGGCTGAACCGGACGTATTTATTTACGACCGTCCGGGCGCATCGGTGTTCTTGCGCGGTGAACTACCCTTTATACAGATTTGTCCGAACCCGCAGTTTGACTACTATTGGGGTCAATCTGAAGTGCAGCGGTTGTTATTGCTGCAAGGTATGCGGAATGTTCGCATGACGGAAATTCTTGATTTGCTTTCTAAGCAAGTTTCTCCACCCAAGGTGTTCTCTGGCTTCATGGGCATCACGGACGAAAAAGCCTTTGCGCTCAATCGTCCCGGCACTCATGTCAGTTCGGATATGCCTAACGCGAAGGTTGATGCGTTAGCGCCAGAGATGCCAAGTTCACTGTTTGAGGTGATTCATGAAGTGGATGCAATGTTTGCTGAAGCCTCTGGAATTTCAAGTGTTCTGTCTGGTCGTGGTGAGCAAGGTGTACGCTCCGCTGGTCATGCTTCTCAACTGGCCCGTCTTGGAAGCTCTCGCGCAAAGAAACGGGCGCTAATCGTTGAAGACAGCCTTGAGAAAGTAGCAACGCTGTACTTAAAGCTGATGCAAGCCTACGACAACACCCACTTTGTTGACGAAGAAGGCAATAAGTTCATTCCAGAGCAGTTTACAAAAGATTATGTTGTTAAAGTGGATGCACATAGCAACAGTCCCATCTTTACCGAAGATATGCGGCAACTTGCGTTTAATATGTATAAGGCGCAAGCTATCGACAAAGAGTCTTTGATAGATTTGCTTGAACCGCCGATGAAACAGTTGTTGAAAGACAAGTTGAAGAAGCGGGAACAGCAGCAAGCGCAGCAACAAGCGCAGCAGCCGCCCCAACAACCGCAGGGAAAACCTGATTTGAAAGCCGTGGGGGAATAATGGCGCAAAACCCAAATTACTCGCCAAAAGCTGACCAGCCGTTAGCACAAACCCGTGACCTAAAGCGTACTGAAGCCCCGGCGAGTATTCAGTACCGTGTCACAGGCATCAAAACCATGAATCCCCGGCAGACTCGTCGAGAAGGCCGGATGTTTAATCGATAGGAGAAATCATGATGTACAAGAAAATGAAGCGCGGTCGCAAGACCCGTCGTTAATTCCCCCGCAAGGGATGGGGTATGGCTGACTTCCCCTGTAAAGTTGGCCGCATTTTGTGGAGGTCATCATGGCACGCAAAGGTCGCAAAGGTCGTAAAGGCCGCAAGTAATCCCTAGCGGATTAACCCAAAGGGGGAGGGGTGATACTCCCCCACTTGACAACTTTTTATAGTCTGGTCTAATCACGCCGAATCAGACGATAAAGGATAGCTATGAGTGTCCCACCGGATAAGTTAATGGAAATGATTAGCGCACAGCGTGGTTCGCCAGCGCCTGAAATGCCTAATCCGGCAGACGTTGAACCCGCTATGTCTGACCCAACGACTGCACCAATGAGTGCGCCGATGTCTACACCGGAACCCAAGATGGGCAACCGTGAAGGCGCGATGGTCAACTTGTCGATGGCGATGGATTTGATTGAACAAGCGTTGCCGAGTCTTGGCAGCGAAACACCAGAAGGCCAAAAAGCATTAGCCGCTATCCGTCAGTTGACGGGACTGATTGGCCCCCGCAAACAAAAGACACGCGAATTGCAACAATCTGAAATTATCCAGTTGTTGCAAAACTTGCCAAATGCCGGTGGTGGAACCCCTGAAGGTCGCCTCATGGCAGCGGCCCCCGCTGTTCCGAACCTCCCACCAATGCCCGGAGCTGCGCCGTCACCGATGGCAATGCCCGGAGCTGGTGGTGGTGGTGCTTCTCCAACTCCAACTCCGATGTAAGGAAAAATCATGGATTTGTTTAAACCCCGTGGCGCAAACAACGTGCGCCGTCCAACGGACAACCAGCAACAAAACGGTGTCGTCACCAACACTCCGCGCTTTGCGGAATTCGGCGGCTTGTCTTCCAGCAACAAGATTGGCGCGAAGAACAAGATGGCAGTACAAAAGCCGGGTGATGGCAAAAAAGTAATTTAATTTATTTAGGGGATAGCTATGAGTCTCGAAGATGTGTCTTATGAGCAGCGCGACCAACTCGCTGCTTTAATGCGTGAGCTTTCGGATAATCCAGCAACTCGAAAAGAAGTGTTGCGCTTGACCAAGAAAATCAAGCCTGACCTTGTGATTCCAGAGCTAGATATTGAAGAAACCACAACCAACGCTGTAGGCGAGACTCGTAGGGAACTCGAAGCGATGAGAGCAGAACTGGCTCAAAAACGCGCAGAGGAAGACCTAGAACGTCGCCGGAACTCGCTAATCCGCAAGGGCTATGCAGCGTCCGACGAAGATGTTGAGGAGATTGAAAAAGTCATGCTCGAAAAGAAAATTGCAGACCATGACACCGCAGCGGAATACTGGCAATGGATGAAGCAATCTGCTGCACCCACGCCAACGGGCTACAGCCCGTCAGCCATCAACAAGTTTGACTTGTCGAAGTATTACAAGAATCCTGTTGGTGCTGCCCGTGACGAAGCTGCAAAAGCACTCCAAGAGTTGCGGAAAAATTCGCGGCCCATTGGGTTTTAATCAGGGGATAAGTTTCCAAGGAGAATGAAATGCCTATTGGTGGCGGTATCATTCCAGCAACGGGAAGTACGCAATACACCGAGATAACCTACGTTACTCGTCGGGCGTTCATTCCCAAGCTGGTCGTACAACTTTACAACTCAACCCCGCTGATGGCGGCTCTGATTGCTAATTCGCAACAGGCTTCCGGCGGTGTTTCTTCCGTAACCGTGCCAGTTCAGGGCGCTCAGTTTGTAAACGCACAATGGTCGGACTACTCTGGTTCTTTCAACCAGCCAGCAGTTCAGCAAGGTGCATTTAACGCTGAATTTGACCTGAAACTGATGATTGCCCCGGTTCCGTTCCTTGGAATGGAAGGTGCAGTTCAGCAAGACGCAGCCATTATTCCGCTGATTGAAGCGCGGATGAATGACGCAACTAACGTCATGATGGATGCAATGGCAACTGCGCTGTACACCAACAGCACGAACAATCAGCAGTTTATCGGTCTGCCAGCAGCAGTTTCGGCTTCTGGCACTTACGGTAACATCAGCCGTTCGGCTTATAACTGGTGGCAATCGAAGTCATACTCGGCTGGCAACGTCAACCCGACCCGCCAGAACATCCTGCAATACATCTCCGGTACTGTAAAGAACGGCGCTGAAGTTCCAACTTTTGGCGTTTGCGGCTTTGGTACTTGGACGCTGTTGGCGCAAGACTATGTTGGTCAAGAGCAATACGTCATCACTCCGGGTTCCGGCTTTGATGGCGACGCGAATGGCCCACAGGCTGCGTTCCGCGCCCTGATGGTTGCTGGTGTACCGATTTATCCAGACCCGTATTGCCCTGAAGGAACGGTTTATTTCCTGAACACCAACTACCTGTCGCTCTACATTCATGAGCAAGGTTCGTTTGTGTTTACCGGTTTTGAATCGACGCTCCCGAACTGGCAGATTGGTTATGTGGGTGCAGTTCTGATGATTGCGGAATTGGTTTCGACCAAACCGAAATCGATGACTGTGGTGTCGGGTTACAACTCTCTGAGCATCTAAGGAGGAATAACCATGTCACTAAGCACAAACAAAATCATCCTAGCTGGCGCACAGTCGAATACCGCTGGTGCTTATTTCCTGACCACGACTGTTACCGCAGTCAATACCGGCAACGGTACGGTCATTCCAGCAGGTGTTTACCTGATGTTCCCGCAAGCCAATACGACGGTTATTGCTTACAACGGTTCGTCAAACGCAACGCTGATTGCAGCTAACACGGGTGGTGTCATCATTTCTGATGGCGTGAACGTGTATGCCAAGACCAGCGCAAGCAGCGATACCGTTACCCTGTTGGCAACTAACGGCGGTCAAAACGTCGGTAGTACCTACGTTTCGTAAGGGGGTCGCATGGCTAACGCTGATTCAGTCGGGCAAAATACTGGTGATAGTTTTAGCAATTACCGTATTGGCGTAATTCGGGCGACTGGCCTGAACACGGCAGGTAATGCTGTTATCACCATTCCGATTCTGAGTGGCGGTCTGACAAATGGTGGGACGGCAGCAAACTCTGGTGAGGTTATTGTACGGCGCATTACCGTGCAAAACCCCACCGGTTCAGTTGCCCTTGCTAACGTGTCTGTGGGCTTGACTGGCGATGGCGCAAACCTCATCACGGCTGTAACCAGCCTGTCGAGTGTGAGCGCTGTTGGTAAGTTCCAAGACATTTCGGTAACGTCCACTTATCAAACGACTGCCATTACAGGCAATGTAACCCAATGCTTCTACGTCAATGTTGGTAATGCTTCAACAACAAGCAATACCGTAGACATTTGCGTATGGGGCGATGTCGTAGCGTTTTAATTATGACAACCGTTTATGTGACGAACAAATGGGACAAACCCATTACCTTTAGTTTCGAATATGTCTGGTTCACTTTCCCGGTGGGCGAGACAGTCGAGATTCCGCTAGAGGCAGCTCGTCACATATTCGGTTATCAGCATGAAGACAAAGAACCGTTTATGGCGCAGTTGTCCATAATCAAAACAAAAGCAGAAGTCCCTGATGGGTTAAAGATTCTGCAAAAGATTTTGATTACAGACCAACCGCCCAAGAAAGGCCACGCTATATCCCCCGTGGTTGAAAAAGTACCTCTGCCTCCTGCGAAGGGGGTGGAGGGAAAATTCAATATTGCAGCTTGATATGGAACGTAAATGTCGCAGACTCTACAAGGGTACATTACCGAAGTCCGGCGCTTGCTGCATGACGCTAACGCCAACTTCTATACGAATAGTCAGCTAACCGACTATATCAATGGCGCTCGTAAACGCATAGTGCGAGATACGGGCTGTCTGCGTTCCGTCCAAACAATCACAATTCCCTGTTCTCCTGTCGCTGGTGGTGCTACACCTTATATTTGGGCTGAAGGGTTAGCCGTCAATACGAACGACTATGTTTTTTCCAGTATTTACATCTACAAAGTAACGTCAGGTGGCATACTGGGAACGCAAGTACCTCCCTACCCGTCAGGCACTTCTGTCTACCCGCCGTCAACACCGTTTACTGATGGAACTGCAACTTTGCAGTATGCCGGTAAGTGCGAGTTGATTAACTATGCGTCGTTGCCAGAAGGATTGAACACGTTAGACGTTGTGAACATCAACCTGTATTGGGGAAACTCAAGAATTCCGCTGCGGTATATGCCGTGGACTGACTTTAACGCCAGACTGCGTTATTGGCAGAATTATGTTGGTACGCCGATTGCCTTCAGCATTTATGGGCAGTCAACTATCTATATCGGGCCGATACCCGACCAATCTTATACGCTTGACCTAGACACGGTGCTGTTGCCAGAGGATTTAGTGAATCTGGCTGATGAGGACAGCATAGACGAACCTTACAGTTCGCCGGTCAAGTTTTATGCCGCTTACACCGCCAAATACTACGAACAGTCATTTGGGGAAGCCGAGATTTATCTTGGTCAATACAAACAGCAAGTTCAAGCGGTTCAGGCATCGGTCTACACTCGGAGGATGCCTGACCCGTACTCTCAAGCGTACTAAGTCATGGCTGCTGCTGAACAAAAAAAGTCGTATGAAGTGGTTAAGAATTTTCGTGGAGTCAACACGAAAGCTAACCGCACGGCTATTGGCGATGACGAATTCTTCTGGCTTGAGAATGCGATGCCAGTTGGTTACGCCAACCTCAAGATTACGCCAACGTATCAAGCAGTCGGTTCTGTCACATTTAATAACGACGTAACTGGCTTTTTCTCTGCAAATATTGGCATTAAAGACTATTTATTAGCTTTTCAGGCCGATGGCAGTTGCGAATACGTTGACCTGACGAATAACACCAAGTATTCGTTAGCTGCTGCTGGCACGTTTTCTGGTAGCGGTATCAATGTTAGCCAATGGAAGAATGAGCGTGTTCTAATTATTGACCCATCTAAAGGCTACTTTACTTGGAATGGCGTTGACTTAATTACTATCGGCGCTGTTGGTTTTATAGGCATTAGAAATGCTGGTAGCGGCTACACAAGCGCACCAGCGGTGATTATTTCTGCGCCGAACCAAGCTAATGGCGTTCAGGCCACAGCGTTTGCAACGGTTACAGCAAATACCGTTTCTTCTATCACGATTACAGAAGCTGGCACTGGCTATACGTCTTCCCCGACGGTGACGTTGACGGGTGGCGGCGGCAACAATGCTGCTGCGATAGCAAGTATTACAACTTTTGCTAAAGGCACGGTATCCGTTTTAGTCACGAACGGTGGCACGGGTTACACCAATTCAGCAAATACGGTTGTCACGATTACGGGTGGCGGCGGTTCTAACGCGACAGGTCAGGCGGTTGTCAGCGGCGGCATTGTGACGCAAGTCATCATGAGCAATGTTGGTACAGGCTACACAAATTCGTCAAACATTTCGGTATCTATTACTGGCGGCGGTGGTTCCAACGCTACAGCCACAGCTATCATCAACAAGGATGACAATGTTGCTGTTCAGTCATTCTCTGGTCGTGTTTGGATAGCCAATGGACGAACCGTCTTTTATTCTGTTGCTGGCTCTTATAGTGATTTTGTATCTATTTCTGCCGGTGCTGTTGTCTTAACGGACGCGACCTTACATGGCAACATTGTGCAACTGTTGTCAGCCAATAACTTCTTGTACATCTTTGGCGATGACAGTATCAACGTGTTTTCCGACGTTAGGGTATCGAATCTAGGAACAACGCTTTTTACGAACACGAACGTCAGTGCATCGGTGGGAACCAAATTGGCTTATGCCATTTTCCCGTACTTCCGGTCTGTGTTGTTCATGAATGATTATGGTGTTTATGCGCTTGTTGGCTCTACAACATCAAAGATTTCTGACCCTTTAGACGGCATATTTACCAATATTGATTTTACTACCAGCAACATTACTTCTGGTCAGGTGCTTCTAAACAACATTCTGTGTGCTGCTTTTAACTTTAAGTACACGGGAGGCTTGGGTGTATCGGGTGACGATAGATACATACAAGCAATTTTCTTTGAGAAGAAATGGTTTTTTACAAGTGCGACCAACGACTTAAAACATATTGTGTCTGTGCCGGTAGACGGAAGGATTACGCTGTACGGAACAAATGGGAACTCTTGCATCAGGCTGTACGCCAACTCGACGGCAGACATCAGCAGTTATGTTCAGACTTCTCTGAACCCGATGAAAGACCCGATTCGCACAAAACAAGCGCTAAAGATTGGCATTGAGGCAACACTTACTAATGCTTCAACTATTTCTGTGACCGTTGATTCTGAACAAGGTCAGAGTCCTGTCGTGGCGCTTGGTCAAGAAATAACTTGGATTAACAATTTGTCTATTGTAATTCCTTGGGTCAACAATAGTTCTGCACAAATTGGTTGGTTTGCAAGTTCTTCTGGTTACACGCTGTACAAGACTGACGCAAAGCAGTATGGCAAATATCTTGGGATGACCGTTACATCAGCCAATCCCGGCATCGTTTATAACGGTTTTGAGTATGAACATGAATTGAGAGTGAGGTTCTAAATGCCAGTACCTAATACATTTGCTACGGCAACAACTGCTATCCCGTTGTCGCAGCTAGACGCAAATTTTGCAACGACCATAAACATTGGTAACTCAGCCATCCAGCTTGGCAATACTGTCACGCAACTAAGCAATCTGACTGTATCGAATGTCACGGTAGCTAATGCGGTTGTTGATAGCGTCAACATCACTGGCTACATGGGAATTCCACAGAATAGCCAAAATGGTAACTACAACATTGTGCTTGGCGATGCGGGTAAACATATTTATCACCCGACGGGTCAGGCGGTTGCGACGTACACCATTCCGGCTAACTCGAATGTCGGATTTACGACAGGTACAGCCATCACGATTGTGAACGGTTCAGCAAACAATGTGACGGTTGCGATTACAACTGACACCATGTATTTGTCATCAAACGGTGCGACTGGTAGCCGGACAATATCGCAATGGGGTGTGGCGACGGCTGTTAAGTTGACATCGAATGTATGGGTCATTTCGGGGTCGAATATCACATGACAGGCATACTTCAAGCATTGTTGATGGGTCGGGTCGCCGCTGGCGGCACGTTGAGCATCGTCCAAACCTTTACCGCAACTGGCACTTGGACTGCGCCTACTGGCGTGACCGAGGTTGAGTATCTTGTTGTCGCTGGTGGCGGTGGTGGCAATAATTATGGCGGCGGTGGCGCTGGCGGTTTTAGAACGGGTACCGGTCTTGCTGTAACTGGTGGAACTGATTACATTGTTACCGTTGGAGCCGGTGGAAGTGGCGGCACTACGGCGGCTGTTTCCGGTTTCGATTCTGTTTTTTCTACGATAACTTCTACCGGTGGCGGCAGAGGTGGCGGTAATCCAAATGTTCCGGGTGCTAATGGTGGTTCCGGTGGCGGTGGAGCGTTTACCGGTAGCGGAGGTGATTCCGCAGGAAGCGGAAGCGCACCGCAAGGAAACAATGGTGGCGCTGGTGGAACAGGAAGCCCAATTTTTTCTGCTAGTGGCGGTGGTGGTGCTAGTGCCGTTGGACAAACAGGTCAAGCGCAAATTGGTGGAAATGGTGGAAATGGCACTGCATCATCTATCTCAGGCTCATCTGTGACTTATGCAGGTGGTGGTGGTGGTGGTCACTTTGCTGGTTCTGGTGGAAATGCAAGTGGTGGTACTGGCGGCGGTGGAACTGGCGGGAAGGCTGGTTCTGGTCAATCGGCTGGTAGCGCAAACACTGGTGGTGGTGGTGGTGGGTCGGGTAATACACCGAATGCTGGTAGTGCTGGCGGCTCCGGCATCGTCATCCTGAAATACAACGTCGCATCGCAGACTGTCTTTACCTTTAAGTCATCAACTAGCTGGGTTGCTCCTACTGGTGTGACTAGCGTGGATTATCTGGTTGTGGCTGGTGGTGGTGGTGGTGGTTATGGAGGTGGCTCTGGGGCAGGGGGCGGTGGTGCAGGTGGGTTTAGAACTGGCACATCACTTTCAGTAACAGCGGGAACTGAATACACGATTACTGTCGGCGCTGGCGGTGCTGGTGGCACAAGTAGCGGAGGAATGACTAACGGAGGAAACTCCGTATTTAGCACCATTACTTCTAACGGTGGTGGTTATGGCGCGAGTAGAAGTCCCGGCAATCCCGGTGCTGCAACCGGTGGTTCAGGCGGCGGTGGTCATTACTTTGTAAATGCTGGTGCGGCTGGCAACACACCTAGCACTTCTCCATCGCAAGGAAATAGCGGTGGAACAGGCGGCGATTCTGGTGGTGGCGGTGGCGGTGCTTCTGCAACTGGTGGAAACGGCCCATCTACTACTGGCGGTGCTGGCGGCAATGGGTCATCTTCTTCGATTAGTGGAAGCTCTGTTACCTATGCTGGTGGTGGTGGCGGTGGTGCATACATAGGAACTGGTGGAGCTGGGGGAACAGGTGGTGGTGGAACAGGCGGGAAATCATCTGCGCCAGCAGCACCAGCTACATCTGGTACGGCAAACACTGGAGGTGGCGGTGGCGGTGGTCATGACAATGTAAACAATGGTGGTGCTGGCGGCTCCGGCATCGTAATCATAAAAATCAATCAATAACTATGGACACAAAAATCTACCGTTTCTTTGGCATTGACGTAGCGATGCAGCTGCTGCGTCCGGGGGCTAAATGGGAAATCAGCAATGGAGTCTTTACCCGTTGGGAAGACCCTCGCCCTTGCCCAAGCATCGAAGAGGTGTATTGGGTGATGGATAGGATAAAAGAGTTTGAGGAAAGCATCCCGACCATTTGGCTACCAGAGCAACTTGATGCCATGAATGCCCAAACTAAGGAGATTGAAGAGGCCATCGCATGAATATGCACAACCTGTTTCCGACACCCATTGGGATGTTTGACCTTGACCGTAAGCTAACGGACGAGGAGATGCTATTCGTGCGTGGGCAGGAAACACGGGCAAATGAAGGCAATACCACTAGCGTAAATCATTTTGTGCTGCGTGACTCCGTAATGACTTCCCTGCGGGATTGGATTGAGGGCTGCGTTGCTGAATACTTTAAGGCGACCAGTGACCCGAAGCATGACGTTGACTTGCGAATCACTCAGTCGTGGTTCAACTATTCAGAGCAGGGTCAGTGGCATCACAGACACGCTCACCCTAACAGCTTTGTGTCTGGTGTGTTTTACCTGAACACCAACCCGGATGACCGCATCTACTTCTATCGTTCTGGCTGGCAACAGATTAAGTTTCCACCGGAAAACTGGAACTTGTACAACTCCGAGTCATGGTGGTTTGAGGCTATTACAGGGCGGTTGATTTTATTCCCGTCATCACTTGAGCATAACGTGCCAACAGTTCAAGGCAACGATGTTCGGATTAGCATGAGTTTTAACACATTTCCGGTCGGCATCGTTGGAGATGAGATGTCACTAACTGGTTTGAAATTGGAGGCTTGAATGGCGCACTTTGCAGAATTGGACAGCAACAACGTGGTCTTGCGCGTAGTCGTAGTTGACAACAAGGACACCGCTGACGCTAACGGTGTTGAGAAAGAACACATCGGCGCAGCCTTCTGTGAGCGTCTGTTCGGTGGAACGTGGAAGCAGACCAGCTACAACGCAAACATTCGTAAACACTATGCAGGGATTGGTTATACATACGATTCTGTTATTGACGCTTTTGTTCCTCCAAAGCCTTATCCTTCTTGGCTTTTAGACACTAATACAGCTCAGTGGAATTCTCCTGTGCCGATGCCGACTGACGGTGAACGGTATGGCTGGAACGAAGAACAGCAGAAGTGGGAGGTTCAAGATGGGGCTTAATGCTTTTCAGAAGATGGGCAATACGGTCACATTTATTGCTGACACAACTGCCCCGACCCCGGTTCAGGCTTCATCGGGAACCAATAATGGCAACCAATACCGTGTCATCAATACTGGCACGATAACGGTATTTATGGGCTATGGGATGACAGCAGCGGAGGCGACAAACAACGCAGCCATTGTTACTAGCTCTGGCCCTGCGTTTCCCATTTTGCCGAATACGGATGAGATTTTGACATTTGTGCCGAATGCTTACTTTACCGGAACAACGTCGAGTGGCGTGGCAACGATATACATTACTCCGGGCGATGGACTCTAAGCCGTCTCCGTAGTTAAATATGGTATTCTGTAGCCTCTTAATAAGGAGGCTTTATGAAAACTTGCTCAACGTGCAATAAGGAAAAAGAAGTAA